TTAATGAATAAGATCATCCTGATTGATACGGAGAAGCCAAGTGAGATAGTTATCCGGTTGCAGTTGAGTGTGGATAGATTGAGTCGTGGTGTTAAGATAGTCAAACCTGTATGGAACTATGACAATGCGTTCTGGTCTGCTGCTGCCCGCGTTGTCATGGACTATGCAGATGCACAGAAGACTCTCATGCTCACCCAGATGACCAATAGCAAGGTAACAGCGGATAATATCTTGGGTAACAGCTACTTCTACCTCCATAACCCAACGATTGAGAATCTAAAAGATTGCGTAAAAGAAAAGAGTGCCACGCTTGTCACGGTGGCGGCAGGCCCAAGTGTTGACGATGTTCTGCCCGGACTGAATCAACTCAGCGAGTTGCCGCCATTCGTGACATGCTTAACTATGTTGAAGCCGCTACTAGCTCATGGTATTAAGCCCGCATACGTTACTGCACTGGATTACCATGAAATATCAGGACGGTTTCTCGATGATGTAACGCTGGAGCAGTGTGAAGGTACGGTATTCCTGATGGACCCGAAGGTTAATCCAGTGGTCATTAAGAATATCCAGAAGATGGGTGGTAAGTTGTGCTTCTTCTCTGATGGATGGCTCAATGAGTTGTGCGGGCTAAAGAGAGATGATTATATCGGTGGCTGTTCTACGGTAGCACACCTGAGCTTCCAGGTTGCTGCGTGGCTGGGTGCAGAGAAGATCATTATGATTGGTAACGACCTATCGTTCCCAGATGAGAAGTATTACGCTGAGGCTGTATATGAGCATCACAAGTGGAAAGAACCGTCAAGGCTAATGACATCACCACAACATCGGATGCTGAGAGTGTGTAAGAATAAAGAGGGTGACCCTGTGTATTCTGATGAGCAGATGGTGAGTTACCTGAAGCAGTTCGAAATGATGTGGAGAAACTTCGATGGTACTGTCGTCGATTGTTCCCATCCCAAGAGTGTTAAGAAGGCCCACTGTGAAGAGATGGATTTGGATAAAGCTATTGAGACATACCGCAACAGTGGAGAGCTATCGTTCCCGGACTTAGTGGAACAGAAGATGGACATGAATGATGTATTTGAGCATATAGATAAATATCTGGGTGAATTGGATAGATTCATCATATCTCATAAGAAGATTTTGAACGCTTACACAATGCTGGAAGGGAAGTTTGAGGATGAGGTCTTATGGAATAAAGCCAGGGCAATCATTATTAAGGAGAAGAAGACGCTGGACGAGCTTATGCACCTTGCTCCCCGTATTGAGAGCTTTTCTGGTATCGCAGAGTTTATCAAGCGGTGGGAAGATACTATATGCAAGCGACATGAAGATAAATGGGATAAGCATAAGATTAAGGAACATCGATTCAGTCGTGACTTGCGATATATATCAAACATCCAGAACTCAGCGGAGAAGATGTATGAGATAATCAGTGAAATGCGTGACGGCCTAAAGAATAAAACTTTGTAAGGAGATAGATATGAAACCACAATACAAAACAAGAGAAGCGTTGATCGGGGCATTGGAAAGACAAGAGAAGAAGCACTCTGACTTGATTAAGTCACACAAGAAGCATGAAGAGACAGTGGGTAAATTACAGACAGAGCTTGCCGCTACTCAAGAGGTCGCTGTAGCTGCACGTAAGGCATTAGCTACAACCGAGAGGTTACTAATCGAGATGGGCGACCTGAAGATAGCCGCTGCCCGAACCCGTATCCAGGAGATAATTAAAAGAGGTCTAATGGATGGTAAAAATATCAAACACTTTTGTGGAGATTAAGAAGATGGACCGTTTGAAATATTTCAAACAGAGTAAGCTTTGCGGTAAGAATATAGGCCATCATATTGATAAACACCTCAAGCAAGCAGGACTCATAAAAGACGGAGTACTGGATGTGGATCAATTGCGACAAATGGTATTGACCGGGAAGGTATGGTCGATAAGAGGGATAGGTGAAACTTCTATTATGTCTATATGCGACTGGCTTGAAGAGCAAGACAAGAAAGATGAGGCTAAAAATGACCTGTAAAGACATAACACTAATAAACCCTCCTGTGAGATTGCAAGATAAACCGCGTAACTTTCCACATGGACTGGGAAGCATAGCTGCTGTATTAATAGACGCTCATATAGATGTTGGTGTGATAGATGCTAACGCTCTGCGTATGCCTGATGATATGGTGATTGAAGAACTAAAGAAGCAGTCACCGAAGTATATCGGTATCGGTGGTATGGTAACTACGTACACATGGCAGAAGAGAATGGTCCCGCTGATTAAGAATGCACTGCCTGATGCTAAGATTGTACTGGGTGGCGGACTTGCTACTGCGTGTACAAAGATCGTGGAGAGGAATATACCGCATGACTTTCTAATTACTGGTGAAGGTGAAGATAAGATTCTTCGGGAAGTGTTTGGGATAGATATATCACCCCCAGAGGAATTCAACTTTGACCATCCTGCATACACACCATACTATCTATTTCCGATGAAGGTGTACTTGTCTAATCCCGTTGTTGGTTTTGGCAGGGATATGGATATGATAACGTCCAAAGGATGTCCTTACGATTGCAGGTTTTGCTATAGACTGAGTGGGACTAAGTGGGTGAGTAAATCTGCATCTACTGTGGGATGCGAGATTTCCCGCCTTAGAAAAAACTATCTAATAGACTTTGTTTCCTTTCAGGACGACTGCTTTGTTATAAACAAGCAAAGGGTCTATGATATATGTTCGATAATAAGAGTGCATTTTTCTGACCTCAAATGGTCATGCACTGGCCGGGTGGGTATCTGCGACCTCGATATGCTCAAAGAGATGAAAGCATCGGGATGTGTATCAGTGAGCTATGGCATTGAGTCAGGTAGTAATAAGATGCTCAAGTTAATGGGCAAGAAACAGACAGCAGCACAGGCTGCACAAGCCATCAAGGACACAAGAGAGGCAGGTATGCTATGCCCGACCTCGTTCATCTTCGGATACCCAGGTGAGAATCCAGACACTCTAATGGAGACTCAAAACTTCTGCATAGATAATCAGATACCACTGACCTCACTGATGTATGCGACACCATATCCGGGTACACAACTATACGAACAGGTACTTGGTCTTATTAGGGCAGCGTTCGTAAGCGAAGAAGCGTATCTTGGCGCATTGTGTGATAGCGGGGATTGCAACAATTTTTTAATAAACCTTGCGTGGCCAACTAATGTTCCTAGTTTAGACCAATGGTGTGTTAATGACGCGATAATACAGACGCATGACGGCATGATTCAAACAGTCAATAAGAAGGTTAAGCCATATATGACTCAAGAACAGATAGCTGAATTGTACGGCCCCAACTTCAAGGGGTTCAGTGATAAAGATAAGGAACACCGCAGACAGCATGGATTTAATTTGGGAGATTAAGAACATGGATACAGTAGTAATAATACCAGCAAGAGCAGGTAGCAAGGGGCTGGAGAATAAGAATATGATGAAGATTGGTGGCTTATCACTAGTTGCCCATACCGTGTTGTATGGGTCACGAACTGGATGCGATGTGGCATTAACAACGAATATTACATTATGGGCTAAATATGATAACTCAATCGCAACATATGGACTGAAAACTATAGCCAGACCCGAATGTCTATGCCAAGACGATACCTCAATTGACATGGTGTTGAGACATGCCGTAGAAAGGCTCAAGCCCGACTCATACGAATATGTGGCCCTACTGTACCCGAATGTAGTACGCAAGCCGGGCATACTCAAGGCGTGTATTGATAAGATCAAAGAGACTGGTTGTGATTCAGTCCAGACTGTTACAGAGGTATCTGAGCAGCATCCATTCTTCATGCACACTAAGAACAAGGACGACCAGATTCACAAGCTAATCTATAACCAGGTATATCGCAGGCAGGAACTACCTAAGTACTACTACGTAGATGGAGCAGCAGCAGTAGTTAAGACAGAGGTGTTGATGGAAGCAAACACAAGCGACGACCCGCACGCCTTCTGGGGCACAGATCGCCGTTGTGTTGTCCAGCAGCAGGGCGATTCAATTAACATAGACACCCAGCACGACTACGAGATGGCTGTAGATTATATGGCCCGACTCACCTCTGGTAAATGACCAAGCATACGTAAGGCTCGATAGACTGTGGATATGCTGATGCTCTGGGTCTTAGCTATGGTCGGAGCCTTCATACCATTCATGGCCAGACTATTGATAGCCTTAACATGGGCATCGGTCAGCTTAGTCCTCCGGCCCTTACGAGAGCCGCCCCACTTCTTACCAGTCCACTCATGCTGGCATGTCTTGCACTTATAATGGAACTCTTTAGGATGCTTCTGCCTGGGGTCGGGGGTAGGCTTACACTTAGCCTTACACTCTGGGCAGTTAGATCGCCGGGCAGCAGAGATACCGGCCCGAATCCTCTCGGCCCTCATATCAGCCTCATATTGAGCGAATGAGGCCATAATGTTAGTTATCAGCTCGCCCAGCTCTGTTGAGTTATCTATGCCCTCAGATACGGATATGATGTTGACCTGGTTATCCTTGCACAACTGGAAGAACTTGCAAGCCTCAATCATTGACCTGCCCAACCGATCAACACGCCAGACCACCACACGCTCTATATTGCCTCCTGAGACTAATCGTTCTAAATCGTAGTATTGTGGCCTACCTGTACGCGAACGCCCGGAGGCGGTATCCTCAAGCCAAATCTGGTCTTCTGGGTGTATATGTGATAGCTCTAACCAACGTTCTATGTCTGGTCGCTGACTGGCTGTACTCTGATGGCCCGTACTAACCCGCATGTATATTGCTGTTTTATTCAATTTCCACCCCCAGTACCGAATCATGGATGAACTCGGCAGCTTCGTAGAAAGCATTGATATTGGCAATCTTTGCCTCTGCTGTCATCCCGTCCCGACTTATAATTCGCTCGATCTCAGTAGTTATCGCGCCCATAATCATAAGCCAGACTTTAGTATCCAGTTGGATACAATGCTTGACCAGGAGTGAGTCCGGTTCATGCTCAATCATATTAAGCACGACTTCACCTATTGCACGCCGTACTTCTTTTGCTTTTGTTCTCATATGTTCCATTGTAATTGCTCCTTATAGTTTGCCATTGGCTTTACAGTCTCTTTTTTTACCGTCTGAGACTTCCCATAGTATATTGTGAGAGGTTCTGTCATTGTAGTCACTAGGCAGCCAGCCAGCTTTTTGCATTATCTCAATAGCTGTCTGGCGATAATGCTCATCGTATCCATAGGTCAACTCGTGGGCTACCTCTGCGCCGTCTGAGTGTCTAGTACACCTTACAGAGTGATAGGTATTACCCCAATACTTGTCAAACCATCGGCACGCCTTTACTGAGAATTGTTTTTCCATTGTCTTAATCCTTTCATTAGTGGTTATTCGTTACAAAAACCCCTTGCCGGATTCGATCCCGGTTACGATCCAAGGGGTAGGCTATCACCTCTTTTCTTTGTGTAATTGATAAACTATTCCAGCTATAAAGATTGTGCCCCAAATGCCATAGGCTAGGATGTAGGCTAGGATTTTCATGTTATAGCCCCGCCATAACTAGAGATAAGGCAGATTCAAAGACATCGCCGGGCAAGCGGTTCTTTTTATCGCCACTGTCTATGGCGTTTAGGTGTTTCTCGGTTGTCGGTCCCCAATCATTCTCTCGAATAACTAACAAGCCATTTTGACGGAACGCCACCGGCGTTTTATAGCTGTAATACACGTCAACTCCAGCCATACTAAACTTCAAAGCCCGGATATTGCCTAATTCATCACTATAATTCCCGTAACCTTCAAAACTTGGTAAATTCATTGTTTTTCCCTTTAGGTAAGATGTTAAATAATATGTCCATACATTAAGTCTATAGTGTTATATATTTTCAAAGACTTACAGTCTTTTAGCCGTCTGATATATAATAAC